CGATTACAGCGCGCCCAAGTCATCGCACGGCATCCGCATCAAGGTGCGCCGTGACCTGCCGTTGGTTGCCAAGGCGAGCGGGTTGTGGCCATTCAAAAGCATCGTGCTTGGGGGCTGGTGGTTCCATCTGGACGGCGCAGAAAAGCAGGCGGTATTGCTGCACGAAGTCGGGCATTGCAAGCATTGGCACATGGAAAAGCGGGTCCTGTGGATCGCTCTCGCGCTGCTGACGCCGAAATTGTGGCGCGGATTGCTGAAAGGCATGGATAATCGTGCGACGGCCGATATTCGGCAATGGATGGCCTCGAAAGCGGGGCGTCAGTGGATGCGCGATTCGGTGCCGCGGTTTTTGATCGACGTATTCCACGATCAGGAGTATGAGGCTGACGAATTTGCAGCAAGGCGCGGCTATGGGGTAGAGTTGATTTCAGCGATTTTGAAAATTCCCGACCATCCCGAGGGGAGCGTGCTCTATCCGACGCACGAAGCGAGAGAAAAAATGGTGAAGGAACTCAATCATGGATGACCAAGTACTCGAGCACGGAGATTGCACGCCGGTTCCTGCGGCGGCAGCGGTTACGGTATTTCCGGGCAGCGCGGCCGGCGCAGCCGGAGCGGCGCAGGGAAGATTGCTCGGCATATTCTGTTCGACTTCCTCATCCGGCACCATTCTTGTTCAGGACGGTCAGGGAAATACCCTGATTCCTCAATTCAATGCCACTGCCGCGACTTATTACAAGTTGCCCGCTACCGCCGTGAATGGGCTGGTCATCACCTTCGGCGGCACTTTCACCGGCGCGATATTCTCGAAGGGCGCATGAAGCAGGGAATCTGGTTGCTGCCGACGAGGCGGCGCATCGAAAAGCTCAGGCAATTCATCGAGGCTTGCGGCCGCACCGGCATGACGACGCCGCTTCTGATCCTCGTCAACGAAAACGAACTCATCGAAATGTGGGACGAGTATTCGTCCCTTCCTCTGCCCGCGTGCTGGGCGTTGTGTCCCACCAAGGCCGAGGGGCTGGGCGACAAAGTGCGCGAGCAATGGCCGGCCGTCAGGAACCTCGATTGGTGCGGCCTGATCGTCGATGACGTGATTCCCCATACCTACCTGTGGGATCGACTCATGATCGAGCAGGTCAACGGCAAAAACGTGGTGTCCTGCGATGACGGGAAACTGGCGCCGGCGCGCATGGCCGGGTGCGTGATATGGGGCGGTGAATTGATGCGTTCGGTCGGCTACATGTTTCCGCCCGGTTTCTGGCACACCTACGTCGATAATGTGTGGGAGGACTTGGGGAACATCACGGGCTGCTGGGACATCCGGATGGACGTGCTGATTACTCACGACCACGGCTTTGAGCATGTCGATGGACGCGACGAGACGTTCCAGAGAAGTTACGAGAAAAATTCAGAAGATGAATTGGCGTACGCCGAATGGAGGATGCTTGAATTCATGCCGGCAATAAAACGCATCAGCGAGATGCAGGGATTCGAGTTCAAGCTGCCCAAGTCGAAGCGTTCGTTTTTTGACAAGGTGAAATCATTGATTTATAACCCGCGTGTGGCTGAACCAACTCAAGGAGTAAGACCATGATCCGCGCCATGATCGCTAAACTTTTATCGTTCCTGACATTGGGTGTCGTCAATACATCCCAGTACTCCCCCGAAGTCGATGGCGCGCTGATTCCCGCGGCCTCGCTGATCCCAGTCTTAAACCAGTTGGCCAACAATGCCGCTCCCGGCCCCGGAGACTTTGCGTTCAACGCTGTCACCAGCGCCTCGCAACTCACGGCGGCTCAAGTCATTCAGGGATTGGTGTTCAGCCAGGTTTCGGGCGCGGTCACGCATACGCTGCCGTCTGCCGCGCAAATCATCGCCCAGCTTCCGGGCGGCGGCAACAGCACAGGTTCCGTCATCGGACGTTCGTTCCTTGCGGCCTTCTACAACACCAACACGCCGGGTGGCGTGATGACGATTGCGAACTCGTCCGGCTCCGGAATTACGCTGTCGGGCACCTTCACGGTCGCCGCTTCTTACGTGCGCTGGGCCGTTGGTCAAGTAACCAGTGCTACCGCCGTGACGCTGACTTCGCTCGGTCAATCCTTCGCCAACGCGAACTAATGGGGAAAACTCTCGACATCGCACTCTGCGTCCCATCCCATCGGGGGTGGGACGAGGATTTTGGCACTTGCCTTGCCAAGATGCAGGCGTTCTTTTTCCAGCATCCGGTGCCGGGGTACGAGACTTTCCGCGCGTTGGCGCTCTCGCAGCACAAAAGCAGCGGGATTTCGATTTCGCGCGAGACATTCCGCGAGCAATGCGTTGCCAAAAAACATTCGCATTGCCTGATGATCGATTGCGACCAGACCTTCCCGCCAGACACCATCCATCGCCTGCTGTTTCACGACAAGCCGGTGGTGGCAGCCAACATTGCGACCAAGACCGTTCCTTCGGCGCCGACGGCGCGCACCTTCGACGGTACGCCGCAGGGAAAGCCGTGTTACAGCCTCGGCAAGCACGGACTGGAACGGGTGTGGCGCATCGGTTTTGGCATCATGCTGATCGATGTCGAGGTGTTCAAGACGCTGGGTGACGGGCTGTTCGAGTGGGTATGGAATCCGAAAATCAAGCAGTATCACGGCGAGGACTGGACGTTCGACCAGCATTGCGAAAAGCACAACATCCCGATTTACGTTGACCACGACCTGTCGAATCAGGTCGGCCATATCGGCCAGTACATCTTCACGCACAAAGACGTGCTGCAACCGAAAGAATTGAAGGCCGCTTAGGAGCCACCATGAAACGCTTACTCTATCTGCTTCGGAAATTCCTGACGCTTGGCGCGGCGGCCAACACCACTTCGCTTCCATCGTATGCGGGGGCGCTGCCCGCCGGCATGGTCGCCGACCCGGCACCGCTTTATGGCCTGCTGGGGTTTCTCAACAACATGCAATTTCTGGATTGGGATTTGCTGGCGATTGCGAATGGATCGGCAACCACCCTGACGCTTACGGCGCAGCAATTTTTGCTCAATGCCGTTCTGGATATTTCAGGTTCTCCCGGCTCGGGGCTGACCGTCACGTTGCCTACGGCAGCTTCCATTCTGGCGAATTTGCCCAACACTGTGCCGAAAAACGGATTCAATTTTCCGATTTTGATAATGAACGATTCGACGGGGCAGACGATTACGGTTGCGGCGGGGGCTGGTGTGACCTTGTCCGCCACGACCGCGACGATTGCCAACAATACGTCGCGCATGTTCATGGTCAATGTGAACATCAACGCTGGCACCGTTACCGTGGTCGGTATCGGTGGCGGCCTGTCGCTTTAATCGCCTTATCGACGTAAATCGATACCTCTGGAGAAGCAACCATGATAAAGAAACTTTGGCAATTGTTGATGCTGTTTCTGGCGCTGGGTTTGGACGACGATACTCCGCCCGCTGGCGACGACACGCCTCCTCCGTCCGGTGACGATGAAACGCCGCCTGCGGGAGACGATGATGCGACGCCTCCCGACGAACATGCCGGGGATGACGACCTTGAAAGCCTGATCGAAACCAAGACACCGGAGCAGATTGCGGCGGAAAAGACCACGCGACGGAACGATGAAATTCGTCGTTTGCGCGAGGAGCGTCAGGCGGAACGCGATGCGCGAGTCCGCGCCGAAGCCGAGCGCGATGCAGAGCGGCGAGCGCGTCAGGGAGCCGCGGTAGACCAGGAAGCGCGCACACGCGCCGAGGAAGATGCGGTTATCGAGCGTGAGCGTGCGGCTGGCGCGACCAAGGAACGGTTGGAGCAGCTCGAGTACTGGCGGAACGAGCAACGCGACCGCCGGGAGACGAAGCGGCTGGCGCAGGAAGCCCGGAACATGACGGCGGACATGGCCGATCGCACGGATTTCGAGTCGATTCGCCGCAAGGACCCGAAAGGCTTTGACCGGCTGGCGTCCCGTGTAGAGGATGAGCTTGCAAAAGCGCGGGCGCAGGGCAACAACCCTCCGCGCAGAGCGATTTATTACATCCTGCTGGGACAGGAAACCGAGGCCGCACGGGAACGCGCGATGAAAAAGAAACCGGCATCAACAGACGAACAAAGACGCAGCGCCACCGTAGACCGCAATGATCGGGCACGCCCGAGAACCGACGTAGCTGCAAGGCAGCGCACCAATGAAAGCCAGAAGCGTCGGGAGCGGTTGAAAACGACGTATATTTAACCGGGAAGACGGTTAGGAGATTCACCATGAAGATATTTACTCTACTCAACGCCCTTCTGGGGTTGTTTCTCAACTTGGGGATTACCAACGTCGCCGCCGGCTTTGCCGCGGACGTGGTGCCCTTCATTCAGGAGGAAGTCGAGCCGCTCGCACGACGGCAGCTGATTGCCTACCAATTCGGCAAGCCGCTTCGTCTTGACGTCAATCGGGGCACGACCTATACCGCCACCCGCTACCAACGGTTGAACCTGCCGTATGCGCAGTTGCAGGAAGGCGTGGCGCCCGGCGGCGAGGGCATGACGATCTTCCAGGTCACGGCCACCGCGCAACAGTGGGGCGATCTGGTGCGAGTCACCGACGTGGCGAATCTGACGGTCTACCATCCGGTATTCCAGCAAGCGATTCAGCTAGTTTCCCTGCAAATGCCGGAAACGCTGGAGCGCAATACGTTCAATACGCTGATGTCGTGCGTGCAGGTCAATTACACCAACGGCCGGGCCAACCGCGCGGCATTGGTGGCAACCGACGTGATGAGCCCGCACGAAGCCAACCGCATTACCGGCACGATGGAAACCTACGGCGTCCCGCATTTCATGGGCGACGAGCGCGAGGATTTGATGATCGAGGCCGGGAAGTACCGGGATGTCTCGAAGTCGCCAGCCGTCATGGAGCACTACGTTGCGCTGATTCATCCGCTGGTGTCGCAAGACATGCGGGAAAATTCGCAGGTCAACACGGCGTGGGCCTATTCGGACATCAACCGGCTCTACAATAACGATCTCGGCGAGTTTGGCGGGGTTCGCTATTGCAAGAGCAACATGATCCCCTACTGGACGGGCAATGCCGCCATCACGGGGACGCCCAATGCCTCGGGCGGATCGCTGGCAAATGGCACGTACTACATCCAAGTAACGGCAAGTCCGTCGCTGACTTCGGTTGAGCAGCAAATTTACCAGCTCTCGGGCTCGATCAGCGTGACGGGGCCCAACGGCAGCATTTCGGTAACGCTGCCCGTGCTGGCCGGTTACGTGTTCAACGTGTATATCGGCACCTCCAGCGCAGGCCCGACGAACTTGGGGCTATGCGCCTCCGGCCCTGCGACGGGGCCGCTGGCGGGTCAGGCGACGCAGTTGGCGAACAACACCACCGTCATCATTACGGGCATCGGCGCTTCGCAAACGCCGCCTGCCGCACCGGCCACCGGCATTACCGTGTTCCCGACGTTCTTCATCGGGAATCACAGCTACGGGCAAGTGCTGCTGGAAAACCCGCAGTACGAATACCTGACGGGCGCCGACAAGTCGGATCCGCTGAATCAGACGCGGGTGGTAAGCTGGAAAGTGTTTTACGGGTCGATTATCTTGAACCAAGCCTTTTTGGCGCGGAACGAATCGGCCAGCGCGTTCAGCCCGAATTACAACGCGGGTACGCAAGCTGCACTGTCTTAACGAGTAGTTGGTTGAAACCAGAGGGGCGGGACGTGACGAGCGCCCGCCCCTCTCTCTTTAGAGGAGCACAACATGCCACGCAAGAAACCAGCAAAAGACCAGGGCCATATCGAGATTTCATCGGTCAAGGATGTCAAGTCGGAGGACTTGGATTTACTGTTGCAGGAGATTGCCGACCTCAAGGGCAAACTCTCGGTAGCGGAAAAAGAACGCACGGAAGCGCAAAAGGATGCGCTGGCGGCCGCCGAAGCCACGGCGGGGATGATGGAAGCGATGGGCGTTGAAGTCGATGCCCACGAAACCATCGAAGTCGCGCGCTGCAAGGGCTACAAGAGCGTCGGCTTCAAGGACAACGGGCGGGAGATTCTCAAGCCCGAGTGGGAAAAGGTAAAAGTCCCGCTTTATTTTTACAAGATCATGCTGCCCCCGGTCGGCGGCGATGGTCTCAAGATCAACGGCATTCTTCTCGCGCACGGGGCGGTGGTCAAGCTGGATCGTGACACGTTGCGCACCGTGAAGGAGATGGTGTGGCGCGCATGGGATCATGAGCGCAACATTCACGGATCGGATGAAAACGCGTACCGCCCGCGGCAAACCAACCGCTCGATTCTGCGGTCAACGGGAGGGGCGTAACATGAAACCAGAACTCGTAAGGGGCGATCCCCCAAAAGAAGGCGAGGCGCAGCGCAAATATCTCGTCGGGAATTTCGCCTTCAAGTTCCCGATGCCGGGACAGGACGGCGCCGAACTGCAATTAAGCGGCGAGATACTGAGCGGCGAGACGGCGGGCGAGATCAGCCGGAAGATCGACGTGCTCTACGATGTCGCTGACCGGCAGAAAAAGCGTGCCGCCATCGGCATGCTGAAATCTCAGGTCAAGGCGCACACCGAGCAGATTCAAAGCCAGCGCGACATTTTCAAGGAGCAATCCGACAAGCAGGCGGCCGGCGAGAAATTGAGCCACCAGCAAAAACTCAATCTGCAAAACAGCCAAAAATCCATCGACAAGACGGTGGAGCATATCAAGAAGCTGGAAGCGGCCATCAAAGACCTTGAGGAAAGCGTCGCGCTCTGATGTTTTTAAGCTGCCAGCAGATTTGTGCTTTGGCCGCGGCGGAAGCCAAGGGGCCCGGCTTTTTACAACAGGCCGGGCAGTACTTGAACATGGTGCTGGAGGATTTGGTTCTCAACCGAAACCTCAAGATGAACCGTGTTACGCAATCGATCGTGCTACCGGCCAACAGCTACGGGCCGTTCAATCTCGAATCGGATTATCTGCGCACCTACGACATGTTTTATCCGATGCCGTCGCAACTGACCGTGGCTGGATTCTATGGGCTGACGATGTTCATCAACCCATCGACCATGAAGCAGTTTGATGCGGAATTCAAGGACCCGTCGCAGGCCAATTACCCGTACGAGTTTGCCACGGACTTGTCGCCCAAAGCCTCGGGCAGTCCGGCGTTGCTCTATATATTCCCGCAATCGTCCGGTCAATTGACCATCACGCACCGCTACATGTTGCAGCGGGCGGCGATTACGTCGCCCGAGACAAACAGTGCGCAGCCGTGGTTCGAGTATACCGATTATCTGGTGACGGCGACGGCCGCGCGGGTAATGAAGCTGACGGGCGATGACCGACGGGAATCGTTTGAAAAGAGTGCTGAAAAAATGTTGCAGCCGTATCTGATCATGGAAGGCGATGAGCAGGAAACGGTGCACAACATTCAGCTTGATCCGCGTCGATTCAAACCTAGCCTTCGCCTGCGCGCGACAAAGAGTTATCCGTTCTAGGCTTCATCATGGGTATACCAAAGTCGTACCCGATGAAGTTTACGGCTAAGGGATTATCGGATGCCTTTGATGCCACCGATAAATTCCCCGGCGCCTGCCGCGCCATCACCGATTTAATTTTCGACACCTCGAATCCTGAACTCCTAGTATCGCGCCCCGGCGTTAAATCACTCGCTCTGCTATCTGGAACCAACTATCTTTCACTTCCCAATGTTGCAGGAAGCTACGCATCGACTCCAAGCACATCTGCTCTGAATATAACGGGTGATTTGCAGTTAGAAGCATTTATAAATATAACCCCTGATGGAAATGTAAGGATGATAGCGTGTAA